ATCATGGATACAATATTTCTGATTTAGAAAATATGATTCCATTCGAAATGGAGTTATACTCTTCTATGCTAATTGACTATTTGGAGAAAAAGAAAAACGAACAGGAAATGGCTAGAGGCTAATGGTAGACACTTTAAATGGTCACATACGAAACGATATTCCAAAAAATGCAACAAAGGCATCTATTCGTTATAAAAATCCGGGTGCTGCTTACCCCGACATGTACTCCAAGATGTTTGGAGCAACTGAGTATGGAATAATTGGTGGAGATCATCCAATAGCCAAATTCGATACCTTTGAACAAGGTATCGCCGCAAACATCTATAAATTTTTTCACAGTAAACATTTCGTAAATAAAACCTTTAAAGAAGCATTTACAACTTGGTCTGATAAACCAAAAAATGCTCCAAGATATTATGAAGGCGTCAAAGGGATAACTGACACAACTGTCGTAGATCCAAGCATGATAAGAGACAAAGAATTAGTTTCTTCCCTTTGGTCACAAGTTTTAAAAGTAGAAACTGGTGATGAGCAAGGATATCCAGAAGTTCAAAGTGCATTTGAGCAAGGATACAAATTAGCAATGGATAAGGTTGAAGGAAATCCTTTAGAGTTTCCCGAAAAACCTTCTAACGAATCTTCTGAAGAGCAATATCCTACACTGAGTGAGAAATCTGAAGCAGTAAAGGAGGTTGTGGCCGGGGAATTTGTAAACCTCGCTGCAAATATGTTTCCCGATAGGACTGTTGCTGCTATCACTAATTCTCTTCCTGCAAATATTGCAAGTTTACCATCGGCTTCTAAAATTTCAAGAGAAATTCTGGAGTCAATACAATCCGGTGAAGGCGTTAAGTCATTTACTTCGGCTGTTGAAAAGATTGCTTCGGCGGAAACGCCTGTAGGCCGACTGACAGCTATTGGTGATATTGCAACAGAATATGAAGCAGACATCAAAGCACTTTACCCTGACTTAGCAAGTATAGATTTCAAATCTGCTATTCCTGCCATCGTTGATATCGAAAATAAAACGGCAAGAGATAGAATTTTTTCTGTAGTAGAAATTGCAAATGATACTATTTTAGATAAACCTTTAAGTGACATTATTAAAAATATACCAAACGAAACTGTTAGAACAACAATAGAAAGTTATATTCAAGAAGACGTTAAAAATATGTCTATAAAGGATCTTATAAAAGATCCTAGTAAAATACCTCAAATTCCTGATTTTATTGACAAGGTACTTCCTGAAGGTTACAAAATAGGAAAAATAGATAATTATATAAAAGAACTTTTATCATCTGAAAATCCTCAAAAGCAACAAGAAGCAATAAAGGGTCTGAAGGAAACAGCTTTAGGTGGTTTAATTGAAGAATATGGCATAGAGACTGCTTTAACTGGATCTTTAGAAGATATAGTAAAATCACCTTTAACGACAAAACTGTTGGGTGAGGAATATTCGGGTTTGGCATCAACAGTTATGACAGGTGAAAAATCTGACGTGAAAAAAGCCTTGACGGATATAGGAGCATCAAAGCTTGCTGAATTTACACCATTAGAAGAAGACACATCAAAAACACTCATTGCTGGTGGCTCAGAAGAAGAAAACAAAAAGCTGAGACGGGAAGTTGGTGGAATTGCATTAGACAGTTTCATCGAATCTAACCCAACACTTAAGGGAATTATAAACTGGTTCTCAGAAAATAAAGAAATCGTAACCCTTCTCGGAACAGCAGGTGCCTTTGCTGGATTAACATCATTAGTTGGCGGTGGAACTTTAGGAGGTTTTGCAACTGGCTTTGCAGGTATCACCGGAGCAAAAATGCTTTTAGGTGAAGAAGGTTTCAATGAATTTTCCGGAATGTTGAAAAAAGCTGCCTCCCCAGTCTTCGATATAGCTAGTAACCTTTTAGTTGAAACTGGCCTAAGTGAAGTTCCTCTTGTCGGTTCATTCTTGTCAGGAGCTTTAGACGTTGGTAGAGAAAATCCTTTAGCTGGTATTGCTGCTGTCGGTGGTAATTTTGGAACTGCTGCAGGTATTTTAGCAGCATCAAATATAGGGGAAATTAGTGATAAAACATCTTCTATTATAGAATCAATGTCAAAACAATTATTCCAAGATACACAAATTCAGCCCGATCTTGCTGCTTCTGGCGGGGACGGTAAACTTATGGACGAACAAATGACAAGACCAACAAGCCCTACTGGTGTTAATTCAAGCTTGTCAGGAAGTCCCGGTGTTTCGTCACAAGCTGGGATGTTTCATGGTCTGTCACATCCAAATTATCAAGATTTTGGAAGAACTGGAATGGGTTCAGCGGCAGGAATATAATTACAAAAAAGGGGGCCGAAGCCCCCTTTTATTTTAGTCATCATCCATCAAGGATTTAAAGACTGAAAGATCATCGTCGTCATCATCGACCGATGCCTTTGACTCAACATCAAACGGAATATCGTCATCAAGAAATTCTGCCGATGAAGTCTGCTTAACTGGCTCTGGTTTTGGTTGTGGCTTTGGTGTTGCAACACTAGGACCATCAAGACCAAGAACCTTGTTGAGCTTTTCTTTGAGTTCATCGTAAGACTTAAACTTATCAGGTGATACGATTTCAGCCAAAGAATGCTGTTGCATGTAGATTTCTTCTAACTTGTCATCATCATCAAAAAGTGCAGATGGAGAGTCAAAAGTGGAATCATCATAATTCCAGTAGGTTCTACCATCACCCTTTACGGTGCTAATTCTCATACGGAAATTGGCACCTTCCCACATATCAAAAACATTAACCTTTTCTTCGTCATCATAGACAGGCTTAAGTTTCTTAGCAATCATGTCATGGATCTTTTTACCATACTTGAAGAGGAAAACCTTCCCCTCATTTGCTGGATTAGCAGGATCCTTGACCACGTAGATATTTGAATAGTAGTTCAAATTTCTTTTTTGGTCTCTTGCTTGTTTTCTGTTGGGATGGTTATCACTATCAGTAGAATTCCAAAGCATAGAATTATATTCTGAGCAAGGATCTGGTGTTCCTCTCCCCAAAGTTGTCAGGGAGTTTTCCACGTAGTAACCACCCGGACCCCGGAAAAAGTGACTGTACAGATGAACAACAGGAGAATCTTCCCCACTCGGTTCTGGAAGAAACCGAATGATGAATTGTCCGTTACCATCTTTTCCAACTGAAGGTTTCCAGTATTTCTCTTGATCTTCAGAGTAACCACCTTCATTTGCAGATTCCATCTTTTTGAGGAGGTTTTCCATACTGGATTTACGTTTTGATTTGAGTTCTTGTAAGCTCATTATCTTTCCTTTTAGTGTCTTGTAGTGTCTTGTAGTGTCTTGTAGTTTTATTGTCCACTGTAAATTTCATAGATATAGTTTTTGTATATTTCAGTACGAATGTTGATGAAGGGTCTATACTTCATCAACTTCATATTTATCTCATCCCAAAGAGGGTCTTTAAGATGAGTACCCCAATATTTACAGCCATCAATGAGTTTATCGACAACTGAAAGTGTGTCAAGGGATATCTTGCCAGAGAAATAATCTGAAATTATTTCTGGGTAGCCTTCTTTGACGATGATCGCTTGGTCGAAGTTTTCGTACTGCTTGATTTCTTCTTTGAAGCTGTAGTCGAAGCTTTGCTGGTACTTTTGCCACCTTTTGTGGATTTTTTCACCTCGTTCAGAGAGGATGTCCGTGACGTAAAAATCAGGGTCATCTGACAGTACAGATACAAGCAGAGTTTGTACATTTGGTCTAGAGGCCATTTTAGTAAAGAGATAGTAGTCTTTACGATTTTTGAAAGTGTCTTCATTTGCATTTACCTTTCCGTTATATTTAAAAAAATCATAAGTCTCCGTTTTGAAGTGCTGTTTAAGGGCTAAGTAGAGCTTATAACATTTGAATGGTGTCACAGTATCGCCGTATTTGCATCCTTCTGGAGAAGATTATATTTTCGACTCTCAAGTTCCAGTTTAATCTTTAAAACCGGATTCTTCTTAATCATCTTATATATAATTTCTTCTTCCAAGTTTTCACGTTTCATAATCTCCATTATAGCTTCCATGTAGGTTATGTCCGAGTCAAGTACCATATTCTCAACTGCAAGTCCAAAATTTCTGTATGTTTCTATAGCATTTTTCATATATTAATTCAATTGAGACCTAATTCCATTCTTGCCTCAAGATACTCCCTTACAATTCCACTTCTTACGACATCGTTTATTCCCATCTCTACGTGTGTGAATGATGGCATTAGGCGAATTATCTTGAAGAGGTTGGTTATTCCACTTTCCTCAAGACCCTTAGTGACAAAATCAGACTGCCTGAAATCACCGCAGAATATGATTCTAGAACCTTGTCCCATACGGGTAATCACTGTTGAAATTTCGTGATCATTCAAGTTCTGAACTTCGTCAACAATCACAACATGATTGTCCCACGTTACGCCTCTGAGAAAAGATGTTGGCGTAAAGTCAATCATCTTCCTCATCTTAAGCTGCGTGTACGCATCATCCCTGTCGAACAATTTAGAACATATTTCATAGTATGGTTCCTCATAAGCCCTCATCTTGTCTTTTGCTGAACCGGGCATAAATCCCAACTCTCTAGCAGAGACAGCACTTCTGATAACCAGAACCTTTTCAATATTCGAATCCGACAGAAGATCTTTGAGTGCAAGGTAAAGGCTGATATATGTCTTACCCGTACCCGGAAGCCCATGAATGAAAATATGTTTCTTTTGAAAATACTGACTGAAGATCTTCTTCTGATTATCAGTCTTTGGCCTTACATTTTCTAGAACTAACGATTTTTCAAATGATTGTCTTTTTTGTTCTTTAATATGATTGGCGTTTTTTTGTCTTATTTTTCTAGCCATTCAATTCCCTAAAATGTATTTACTGTGCTACCTTTATGTGCCTTCTTAGTCTCTCTAAGAAGATCTCTAAAATTGTCATCCGGTTTAATTCTCCCCATTCTGTGAGGATCAGCAAATCCGGGTGTAGCTAAACAAAGCTGAAGATTTTTATTTTCTTCTAGATAACTATCTCTTTCTACAAGAGACATAATTTTAGTTACCGTTTCACCAGTTTCTTTGTCTTTAAATGTATAAGATGGCATCAGTTCCATTCATCCCTGTAATCATCCCGGTAAGGATCGTTCTTTTTTCTGTTCAGATTTTTTTGTCTCTTATACTTTTGATAATTGATATCTTCAAATTCATCATAATATTCTTCAGTTACGAAATCTGACTTTTTACTAGACCGTCTTTTCATTTGAATAAATCCGGGAAGGCTCTTTCTGTTAATTTTTGGGTTACATTTTTAACGGGAATTTCTTTGTCTTTCATTCCAATTAAAATTTTAGC